TGGAAAAATAGTCAACTGGACCAACTGCTGCCCCTGCCCGGTAACACCTTCTCCTCATCCACCTAATCTGCCGCTCACCTTAACCACTTAATATAAACTCGCAAGGTGAGATCGCCGGATGTTTACTATTAATTCATAAAACTTAGAGTTCCTTCCTACCGCACCTGTCCGCTGATCCTCAAGCAGGGCAGGCATTATTCTTCGTCTTGTCGTTCCATAATTATCACCACGATAAGTTAAGTCTACCAATACATCCTTTACTTTTTCTGGAACTGCATCCCAGTCAAGGCTTCCATAAGCTTCTACCACATCTTCTTTTGTTAATACTCTTATCGTAATTTCAAGATACGTTGGATATATTGCCAAAAAAAGAAAATGCTGTTGTTTACGCGTTAGTTGCTGTTTTTCAGCAGGCACATGTTGATTTAATGTTGACAGATAATCACGTGCTCCTGCCCCTGATAAACGTACGCCACCACATAGCCAAGTGAGCATCTCGTCAGCAATCGGAACGCAGTATCTATCAACAAATTCAAACAATTTTACAACTTCATCAGCAGTTCTTCCTTTGAGATCAAGACCACGGCCATAAGTGATGCCCGAACCGCCGCCAGGAACATGTGGTAGTCTGGAAAAATAAGGCTCACTGTCATTACCCTCTGAATTAAATGTGAGTTGACCTTTTGGCACATTTAACCATTTAAGATCCATTTCATCATTAATCATGGTGGCACTTTCAAGCGGATTGATATTAGCTTCCAACTTAAGTTCCGTTGTAAATCCCTCTAGATCCAACCTATGGGTACAATGGGTTATGGTCCAATATTCTCTCTCCAGGGATGTCTTAAACTCTTTAATAAATACCGGTTGTTCTGGTATCAGGTCTGCTCGACCATATGATAAGCTGAGCTCTAATGATGACGCTTCACTCCGTAACTGATTCAGTTTCTCCCTGGCGGCACGAGATGATAACCTTTCATTTTGAAAAATCCTCCGCATCACAAAGAGATTATCTGCTGTACCATTAATATATGGATTTCCTGTTTCAGAGTGTTGTGGTGTTACTCGCACAATCACTGGTTCTGTGACTCCCGTCATCAAATTTTGCCAATGTGTAATTACGCCAGAATAATTCATTCTATCTGATACATGGAAGAGGTAGCTGTCAGTCTCATCACGAGGGATCTCAATCACTGGCAATGGCCTACCACTTACCGTCATCCCTTTGCCCCTGGTCATAAATAATAAATAATCATTTTTTACTGTAGCTATCGCACCATAGAGTTCCGCTAAGCGAGATAAAAAATTGATATCTGTCTCATCTGTTTGGTCAGCATGTTCAATCTCAATCACACCTAATTCTTCACTCACACCGGCTGTTAACTGATAACGTTCAGCCAATGTGCTAATTAAATCCTTTAATTTAACCTGATGCCAACTTGCTGAGCGTTTTACATTAAACTCGCCACGAAAGTTAGCGCTTTTTGCCACAACCGTTAGAAGATCCGGTGGGCCAAAATGGTTAATCTCATCGACAATGTAGGTGCCTTTCTCTACCAACGGTTGATTACTCCAACCTAATGACAATGCTATTTTGACACCGCGTGATGGTAATACCAGTGCGGTATCACTATCGCTCAAGGTAAACTCAAGCATGTCTGCTTCCATGCCTCGATTATCGGTCAGTGTTAACGAGACAAGCCGACGTTCCAGTTGTTGTAGCTCTTGGCCGTTAATCACCATACTCACCTTGGGCTTGGGTGTAATACTATTGTTTGTTGTCGCACTCTGACTGCTTGGTGCTCCAGCCTGGTTGTTTGTTGTACTTCTTTGGTTGTTTGTTGTACTTCCCTGGTTGTTTGTTGTACTACTCTGGTTGTTTGTTGTGCTTCTTTGGTTGTTTGTTGTGCTTCTTTGGTTGTTTGTTGCTGACATATTCGCCCCCTCATGTGATGCGCAGATCGTCCCTGCTCGTGCTCATGTGAACAATGTCGCGCCATTGTTGTGGTGAGGAGACAACCGTTACCGATCGCATCGTGGCATCAATCTCGTGATCATGTCGGCAGTCCTAAAACTGGCGAGGCAAATACATGGCCACAAACTACCACCACGGTGTAACCGTTTCGGAAACCACCGATTTAAGTACCCTAATCACCGATATTGACTCTGCGGTGATTGGCGTTGTCTGTACCGCTGAGGATGCAGACGCAGAGATGTTCCCTCTCAATACTCCAGTGTTAATCACTCGGGTCGCGAAAGTGCTAGGTAAGGCGGGTAAAACCGGTACCCTGCGCACTACTCTGAAAGCAATTTCAGATCAATGCAGTCCTCAAGTTATTGTTATCCGCGTTGCTGAGCATAAAGATCAGGCTGAACAAAATAGCCTGGTGATCGGTGGTACGGATAAAGAGGGCCGTTATACCGGTATGCAAGCACTGCTTTCTGCTGAGATGCGTGTCGGTGTGCGTCCGCGTGTGTTGGCTGCACCTGCACTGGATAGCCAGGCTGTTGCCGCTGAATTGGCAGTGATTGCTGAAAAATTGCGTGCATTTGCTTATGTCGGTGCCCAGGGTTGCAGCAATATCGAGCAAGCAAAAGCTTATCGTAATCAATTCGCTGCACGTGAACTGATGGTGCTCTGGCCGAACTTTATCTGCTTTGATATCGAAGCGAAGCAGAATAAGAGTATCCCTGCTGCAGCTCATGCGGTCGGTATGCGTGCCAAGATCGACGCTACTCAAGGTTGGCATAAAACCATCTCCAACGTACCGGTTAACAATGTGTTGGGTATGGATCGCGATGTCTATTTCACCCTGCAAGGTACCGATACTGACTCTGACCAGCTTAACGCTGCTGGCATCACCACGCTGATCAAGCAGAATGGCTATCGCTTCTGGGGTTCTCGCACTTGCGATAAAGAAATCTATCTATTTGAAAGCTATACCCGTACAGCACAGGTGATTGCTGACACTATCGCTGAAGCACACTTCATCTACGTTGATAAGCCGCTGACACCTTCACTGGTGAAAGACATTGTTGATGGTATCAATAAGAAGCTGACTTCCTATGTTACCGCCGGGAAATTACTGGGCGCGCGCTGCTGGTACGATGCTGAACCCAATACCGCAGAAACACTGCGTAATGGCCAATTGACCATCAAGTACAACTACACCCCTGTTCCACCACTGGAAAATCTCAGTCTGGTGCAGGAGTTTACCGACGAATATTTCGCGACTTTCAGCAAAAGCGTAAACAACTAACCGGGGGAATGTATGGCTTTACCTAAGAAACTCAAATACTTCAACATGTTTTTTGATGGGGATAACTACTTTGGCATGGTGCCAGAGATCACCCCAGCTAAGTTGACCAAAAAACTGGAAGACTACCGCGCTGGCGGTATGCCGGGTTCCGTAGCAGTCGATCTCGGCTTTGATGCCGGTGCGCTGGATATGGATATCACGCTGGGCGGTTTAGATGCCAATCTGCTGAAAAAGTGGGGCGTTGTTACCGCTGATGGAATGCAGGTGCGTTTTGCCGGTTCTTATCAGAGCGATGCCTCTGGCGAAACCGTTGCTTGTGAAATCCAGACCCGTGGTCGCTTTAGCGAGTTTGATCCTGGTACCGCGAAAGCCGGTGACGATACCTCGCACAAGTTCACGTTGAAAAACACCTACTACAAATTGACCATCGCTGGCGAAGAAATTGTCGAAGTCGATGTGTTGAATATGATTTACAAAGTAGCAGGTGTCGATGTTCTGGAAAAACACCGCACTAACTTAGGCTTATAAGGAAACCTGGCACTATGAGCAAAACTAACGAGTACAGCGTCAAACTTAACACTCCGATTAAACGGGGTAAAAGCAAAATTACCGATGTGGTGATCACTCCGGTGCTGAAACAGGCCGGTTCACTGCGTGGTTTGAAGGCCTATGATGTTCTGACGTCGAACTACGATGCCTTGCTTATTCTGTTGCCACGCGTAACAGCACCTGCGCTCACCGCCGAAGAGATCACTCGGATGGATACCTGGGATTTTTGCCAGCTAGCCAACGCGGTGGTTGATTTTTTGCAACCCTCTTCGGAACAGAGTGTGACGGACACGGACAGCGAATCATCCGCTGCCCTTGTGAACGAATAGAAGACCTGATGGCAGATATCGCCGTCGTTTTTCACTGGCGGCCGATAGAGATGGACGCCATGACAGTGGAGGAATTGCTGTTATGGCGTGATCAGGCGGCTGCACGCAGTGATGGAGCTCACTAAATGGCAGATCGCAACTTAAACATCCAGTCTGACTTTAGCGCCATGAATAAAATGGCGCTTTCTCATCCCGCTGCGAACAGCAGTGCCGCAGTACCCAATTTTCAGTTTAATTCGCTGCAATTAAGCGCTAAAAAATTTGAGTCGTTAGCCACACCGATTGAACAACTCAATCAGTTGATTGCAAAGACAAGTGAGCTACTTGCTAACCTTAAGCAACATGCACAACAAACAGCAGTAGCTTATCGTGCTTTATTGGCCAGCACGCAGGAACTGGTTGCGTCATTCAACCAGCAACATGCTGCAATGAAGCGGCCTGATACACAACCAGCAGAAGCCAATACCAGTAGCGCTGATAATAGCGGGGGGCTCTATAAAGCCATTATGGGCGTCCTCGGCCCCACCGCCGATATCTTCACCGCCTTCTTGGCGCTTGGCGGTGCATCTACCATGCTGAGTATAATACTTTTCAAGATCTCTCCGCGTTTTACCAAACTGATTGATGTACTTGCTGCTCTTGGTAGAATGGTTGCCATCTCTACTGAAAAAAATAGTGAAACATTAAAGAGACTCAGAAAAAACGCTAAGAACAACAGCAACAACCCGGCTGCATCACGTAATAACCCAGCAGCAGCGCGTAATAACCGGGCAGCACGCCGCAATAACCCGGCTGCAGCGCGCAATAACCCAGCAGCAGCGCGTAATAACCGGGCAGCACGCCGCAATAACCCGGCTGCAGCGCGCAATAACTTGACCGCATTGCGTAATAATCCGGCTGCACCTTATAGACCAAGAGCAAACTTTTCCGCTATTACTCGCGGCCTCGCAAAGGTGCGAAAATTAACCCTCGCACTGGCCTTTGTAGGAATACTCAATGGTTTTGGCGAAAGAATGGATCAAGCATTTGGGTTATTGACTAAAATGGGGGCAGCGGTTCGGTGGGTTGGTCGTGCCTTTGGCGGGTTAGCCGGTGTTGCTCGCGTCGCCTTTGTCGCACTGGCGGGGGTGATTGGCACTATCACGTTACCTATTTGGGCCATTATTGCTGCTATTGCCGCATTAGCCGTGGTGGTGATCAAATTCTGGCAACCTATTAAGGCGTTCTTCAGCGGCTTTTTTGATGGTTTGGTTGAGGGCTTGGCTCCCGTTATTGAGGCATTTTCGCCAGTAATAGAAATGGCGAAAACGGCCTGGAACTGGTTTCTCAGTCTATTTGAACCTATTCAGTTCTCCACTGAAGCACTGGCCAACTTTAGCAGTGTCGGCAAAGCGTTTGGCAAAATATTATCGATGGCACTCACTCCGGTGGTTTCACTGTTTAAAGGCGTCAGTTGGCTATTGAGAAAGTTAGGGATACTGCCTGAAAAGAGCGAGGAAGCCCAAGAGAGCCTGGAGGAGAAAAAGAGCGATCCGCTGATTGAAGATGCACACAAGAAAACAGCAGAGAAAAAAACCGATCCGCTGATTGAGGATGCACACAAGAAAACGGCAGAGAAAAAAACCGATCCGCTGATTGAGGATGCACACAAGAAAACAGCGCTGGACAACTCAGCAAACAACGCGCTGGACATTGAGGGTGATATCGCCAAGCTTAATCGCCATGCCGAAACGGGGAGAGCTTCCGTTGTTCATCCGCCGCTTGAAACCCAGCAGCATATTCCCGCTTTGCTGCGACGTTCCGCAGAGCAGCCTACCCATATTAATAACCATGCGGTGCCATTGGTAGAAAAACCGGTCAAATCGGTCCCATTACCGGCAATCGCTCCGCCAACAGCTTCCTCAACCGCCCCAACGGTAAGCAGCAATGATACCGTCAACATCGTGATTAACGTCAATGGTGGAGAGATAAACGAACAAACGCTGGCACAGCGCATCCGTGAAGAGTTGAAATTACATAAACAACAAGCTGAGCGGCGCTTACGCTCACAACTGTATGACTTCGCATAAGGCTAACAAAATGACTCAGACTGCAATGAAAGCAAATACCATGATGATATTGGGGCAATTCCCGTTTTGGCTACACACTGCCCCTTACCAAACAGTAGACAGAAAGAATAGTTGGCGTTATGTAAAAAATGACCGCGTGGGTAAATCACCCAGCTACCAGTACGTCGGCCCTGATGAAGAACCCATCACGCTGAGCGGTACGCTCTACCCTGAAATTAGCGTCGGTGATTTTTCACTAAAGGTATTGGAAAGCATGGCGTTTTCCGGTATGCCTTGGCCGTTAATCGAAGGGACGGGTAGAGCCTACGGCATGTACATTATTGAGTCACTTAGCCAGAACCGTACTGAATTTTTATCTAATGGCCAAGCACTGAAGATAGATTTCACCCTAACGCTGAAACGCGTCGGTGACAGTATTGATGAGTATCTGACAGAAAACGTGAGGCACAATGGCGCTATTAGACCGGAATTGAACGAAAAACTAACCTCTTCCCAGTAATCATCCGCTCACCAAAACCGAATCGGTGTCTGTGATAGCCCAGGCACCGATTCGGTGCCTGGCCGTGATGATAGCGCTATTTAAGCCGTCGTTTCCGATCAGACAATACCACAAACCGCACTTTTTCTCGGCAGCTCAACTACTCCCAACAGTTTGAGTTGCCGCTATCTATTGATAATGGCTGTTATCAATAATCCTCTGCATTTTTCATCCGGTTATGTATATACTCCCGGCAAAATAGCCCTGTTTTCAGGCAATCCCACTGCAACCATCCGCAGGTGCCGCTCGGTGCGGTAACATCAAAGGAATATTTATGTTTTTGGCGAAATTTCTCGGTTGGGAGCAAGCCTCTGCCGATGAGTATCGATACTGCTACCAGCAATATGGCGGTAATTTTTCTACTCACCCCAACGTATTGGAGTACTTCCATCGTCACATCGACTGTCAGGAGAGGTATTATGTTCATCAGCGTGCCGGTCAACTGAATGGTGCCGTCTGCGTTTGGCAACACCGATACCTGGCCAATGACACCCTTTCCGGCAAGTTGACTGAACATCTCGCCTTGCCGGTGGCCAAAGATGAGCTAATCTTGCCGATTAATCGAGAAAAAAGGCTTTTTGTTCCGTGGAAAAGTAAGATCGTCTCGCCGATTAATCACAATATTATCAATCGTAGTGAGCGCCTAAATGCACGCCGCTCGATTATGTTGGCTCGACCGTTGACAAGCTTTTCGAAGAAAACCATTCGCACTTATAACCAGAGATTGAACCGTTTTCTTAGTGAGGGCGGAGAGATCAGAGACCAAGCCGAATTTTCGGCCGAAAAGTTAGTGGATATTTACGATATGCTGTTTGAAAAACGCCGCAATCGCCGGATCGACAATAAGGTTCAAAACCTCGATTTTATCCAACAATTTCGTGATCATCTCTTTGGTAAGGTTCTCTTTTTTAAAGGTGAACCCTGTGCATTTCAGCTCATCACCAAAAACCTCTCTGGTGATATTGTCGCACTGGATTACATTAATATCGGCTTGGATCTGGCATTGGAAAAACTCTCTATCGGCTCAGTGTCGATGTGGGTCAACTTGCAACATGCCTACGCCAGTTTCGCCGATATCGGCCAACTCCGTTTCTCGTTTGGCCGCCCTACCGCCGACTATAAACAGCGCTGGTGCTATCAACAAAAACTGGGGCGATTGCTGTGAGCCCTTCCAGGCACCGATTCGGTGCCTGGCCGTGTTTTTCGCTCAATTTAGCGCTCAGCGGCGACTTTGAGTGGGTTTGAATAATGCTGTAAAAACTGCACCCCATACTGATAGGAGGCGTAATCATTGATGTGTTCACCATTTCGGTAGACAGGAACCCCATTAACGGTGCTGTGACAGATCCCCTCAGGGCACTGCACCTGTTGTGGATCAATCACAATCAGTGTTGGGTACACTTTCTGCAATGTGGCAAACAAACTCTCTACCGTGTCATCATGCTTAATCGCCACTGTGCTCAAGCAATGCGGAACCTCCTTCAACCGCTGTTTAATATTGCTATAAAAACAGTTACGGAATTTTTCATCGCCAAAATAGGTATTCCGCATCAATACCGGTGTAGCGCCTGAGGCTAAAATGGTATCTATTGCGCGGCGCAATGCCGCAGGTAAGTTCTGTTTGGTGGCATTTTCACGCTGTTTTTCCGGATCAGTAACAATGTTGGCGTCAAAATACCAAGGCCAAGCCTGGCCAATAATCACATAGTCGTAATTGCCGGCAGATATCATTTGATACGCACTTTCGGTACGCTGATGACACTGCTGATAAATACGATGTTTAAAATTCCACCAATCAAACAAATAGATGCCCGGCAACATTAAACATGCTGACGTGGTAAATTGTCGTACAGAAATATTGGCATCGGTTGCCAGCAGCGCGGTAAAGGCGAACAAATGGTTAGCAAATGAGTCGCCAATCATCAATGCGGTTTTTGCCTCAGGAAGTTGACTACCAAACTGACACGCTGCCAGATCTGCCAACTGATTATCCAAGCAGTGGGCTCTTTGCGCACTTTGAAAGTCAGCAATCTTCTGGTTCGCTTGTACCAAATTATCGCCAAAGCGTTTATCAAATCCGCCGTTTTTCTCTACAACATACTGTACGGCAAGCACCAACAGCAGTGGCAAAATAACCAAGAACAGCAATGATTTTTTTAACGATACCGTGATTTTGCGACATGGCTTTTCGATCAGCCGATAACATAGATAGGCAGCAACAAAAGTTAATGCCAAGCAACCAAGAGTAAATATCATACTTTCTGCAATGCCGAGATATCTGCCAGTAGCAAAAATCGGCCAATGCCAGAGATAGAGTGAATATGAGATGGTGCCGATAAATACCAGTGGCCGCCACGAGAGTAGGCGTGAAACGACGTTAGCTGAGAGACCTATTGTGATCAGTGTCGCACTGGCCACTGCCACCATTAATGCATGGTAGTCAGGATAACCAAGCAGAATATTTTTTCTACTGGCACAATAGATAATCACTATCAAGGCCACTATTCCCAACACCGCAGCACTGTAGTTGCCAAACTTCAGCCGTTCGCAGCCAAATAACACCAAGCAACTGCCGAGCATAAACTCAAAAACACGGGCAGTAAAAAAGTAGTAGCTTTTTTCTGGAAACAACTCGGAAAGATAGAGCGACAACGCCAGCATACCTAACGCGATAACCAACGCAATAATTTTAATCGCATTGTCGGCAAAGTAACGACTCAGCAGCACCATCGTCAACGGTAATACAAGATACCACTGCCATTCAATCGATAATGACCAGGTATGTAGCAGCAATAAATATGCTGTGTTTGGTGCGGCATATCCGGTAGTGGCGCGTGCAAAATAGTGATTCGAGTGAAATAACGAGCTATATTTAGCACTTTTTATGTAGTCAAGCAGATCGGAAGGTAAATAGAAAAACAGCGCCAGCAGTAAAGTGAATAATAGCACCGTGAGCAACGCCGGTTGCAAACGCCATAGACGCCGCAGATAGAATTGAGACAGTGAAAACTTGTTCTGCTGAATTGCGCTGCGAATAATTGAGGTAATAAGGAAACCGGAAATAACGAAAAAGATGTCTACCCCAATGAAGCCTGAAGGAAATAGGGCAAACCCAGCATGGAAAAACAGTACCAGCAGTATAGCGATGGCTCGCAACCCATCGATGTCTGAACGATAACCCATTAAATAACCCTGTCAATAGGCACAATCACCATGTGCCAACAAAAAATGCCAATCGCGGCGCATTCTAACGGTTATTTTTGACATGTCTACCGTTGTGAGCCATAGCAAACTCAACTCAATCATTATCAAACAAATAAGAACTGAACAAGGCAGCGATGTCACTGCCTGTTTCAGCAGGATGATGCCCACACTCCAGCGCTCAATCGCCTACGAAACCAGCGGCGCGCAGTAGCGCAAATCTGCATCTAACTGCGTTGTCGGTTACCGGCACCGATTCGGTGCCTGGCAGCATTTTTCGCTCAATTTAACGCTCAGCGGCTGCGTTAAGTGGGTTTGGTTAAACCGCTCTAACGATGTAGTTAAAGGCGATATTGCGGGGCCGGGTTTCCACTGCGGCCTTGAATCCTGCGCGAGACACTGACATCGAGCCTTCCCATGCCCCACCGATTCCTAATCCGTTTATACCATCGCTAGCCGGCCATGGCGCGGTCCACTGGGTGGAAACAAAAGCACTCCATACTGGCATACCATTCGTCGCTGTCATGATGCCAATGCCATCATCTTGCCGGCTCAATAGCCCTCTATTCCTATCTACACCTCGCGTATCATCCCAACCACGGATAAATTCGCCGCGCAGATCAGGAAGCACGCCTGAAGGGTAAGCATCAGCCAATAACGGGTATTTGGTTTTATCAAACGCAGCACCGTTACACTTGAGCCAACCACCAGGTGGATACGGTTTTGGCCATGGCAGTGGAACACCAACTGGATTGCTATTATAAAGATAATTCGACAGCCAGCCGCCCCATAGCGTACCGTAGATATTGCCATCGACTTCCAACCACGCCTTGCCACCCCCTGAGTGAACTCTTCCCCCAGCAGTGAAAGCCTGCGTCGCCTTAACTTCTCGTGTTTCACGATCCACACAGAGAGCAACCGCTGCATTCTTCTGCTTGCTAGAGTATGTCACAACACGGAAATCACCATTAGCATCGATATCTAAAAAGGCTGCCCGCTCACTCTCCTTGTCGTGAAAATTAATCTCGCCCCCCTCAGCAGAACCCGCTGGCGGATAAACGACCACGCCCTTGACCAATAATCCCCCCGCCAATTCGACCAGCGGATCTTTGCTGCTAATTAAATCTTGTATTGCCGTTTTGACTGCTTTTGGTGTCGCAGCTTTGGTTTCATCATTGCTATCAATGGCATTGCTGAGCTGCACAAACCCTTTGGCGGTTAGCGTGGCATCGGGGTGGTTGCGCGATTGCGCATGTGCCGTTATTGCCTGGTCAACATAATGGCGGCTCGCCAGTACCACCGCTGGATCAATTTTTAGTGTGATATTTTCCGTGCTGTTTACCAGCAGGAGCATCCGCACCGCTTGCACGCGGGCGCTACCTTCTTGCAACTGCGGTTTGTAGGTTTCTGGGCAGTTGGCGATGGCGATCAGGTTGCCTTGCTGGTCGAACAGGCCAATTTCACGCAGCCACCATCCGCCCACGCTTTCTGGGATCACCAGTTCGGCAATAATCTGGTTGCTGTTTTTCGGGTCGATGGTGAGGGTATTCACTGGCGCGCGGAAAACTTCACCAATCAAGGCGGTTTGGCTGGGTTGCGGCTGGGTCGGCTTGCCACCACCATCGCCGATCGCCATTTCAGTGATTGCCAGTTGCTCACCTAATGCGGCGGCATTGGCCAGTTTTGCTGCACCCAAATCAGTCAGGGTGGCATAGTATTTTACAGTCATAACACTCTCATAGTTGCAGTTTAACCTGGCTACTGACTAGGGCATGTAGCAGGTTGGGGTGATAGCGCCAGCTCTCTTGCAGGCGCAGGAATTCAGCACAAAATTCACTACAGAAGAATTTGTCATCTCGCCCACGTTGCAACAGCACGAAGCCAATCGCACCCAGCAGGTCGTAGTGCAGCGCACGGTGGTAATGGAAAAACTCCTCGACACTTTCAGCACGGGCGCTGATCGGAACCAAATCCCACTTTTCTGCTGGCAGCGGCATCACTTTGCAACGCACGCCTTTATCGCGTATCGAGGCGGAGTAGCAGCGATATTCACCATTGGCTAACTCCACCACCAATTCACAATGTGAATAGATGCCACGTGTGACTTTGCGCGTTACCCAGTCAGCGAGCCAGGCGACGCTGCGTGGTGCGGCAATCCCTTTGTAGAAAGCTAAATAGACTTGGCTCATACCTGCCAACCTTGTTGATAGTCGTAGTTGATCACGGCCGCTAGTTCAGTCAGTAGCTCAACGGCAGCAATGTGCTGCTGGGCGGCTGCGAACAGTCGCATGTCGTGGGCGATCGTTTCTGCTTCAAAGCGTGCAGCAATTTCGTTGGTTAATTCAATCAGCCCGTTATTTTTGCTCTGCCACATCAACCCTGCTGGAATTTGCCCTGCCTGGCCCATTTTGCACAGTGTCGTTTGTTGAATACGACTCGCGGTATCACTATGGAAATGGTGGCCATCAATCACGATGTAATCAGCGGTAAGGTGATCACGATGCGCTTTAATTTCAGCAATTTTCGCCTGTTGTGCCGTGGCGAGGTTCGCTTGCCACTGTTTGCCATCCCAATGCATAAAGGGGTAAGGCGGTTTCACTAACGTCAAATTATCTGGCAGTGCGCCCAGTTGGTTAAACTGCAATTGGCAGCCGCTGGCGGTATCAAATACCGCTTTGCCCCGGTGATCTTCGAGCGCCTGCCAAGTTTCACCATCAAAACGCAATAACAAACCTGGTGGGCACGCTGCCGGTGTCACTAAGGTGCAATTGGCGGGTAACTCGGCATTGGGTGCCAAATAGATTTCGCTACTACCGATATATTCGCCGCTATCTTCGGCATAATTAAACACCCGTAAGGTGCGTGCTTGTTCAGAAGGAGTAAATTGACTCATGCCAGCCTCACGATGTAGTTAAAGGCAATATTTTTGACGGTGTTCTCGCTATTACCGCTCGCGTCAACGGTAACGTTATGACTGTGGCTACCCAATACAATGGTGTGATTGTGGCTACCCAGCGCAATGCTATGTGTGTGGGCACCTATTGCCACTGAGTGGGCGTGGTGCCCTTCTGTGCTGGTTTTGAACTTGTAGTTGTCGCCATCTTCCTTTCCTGAACCTTGGTTATTACGCGTACCGTCATAATAACCATAGCGTCCACCACTGCGTTCTCCCCAAGCACTATCATGGAAGTGAGCACCAGTGGCATTGGTCGATTTGGTTCCGTAATCAAAGGCGGTGGTATTTTTGCTGCCCAGATCTTTCGCGAGGGTGGTTTTACTGCCCAAATCGGTGCTGTTGGCACTGGCGCTGTGGCTATGCGATTTAATGCCATCTTGTTCCTGGCTTAACACGGCTCGGCCACTGGCTGGCGTGCCTTTGATCATCCAACCACGCATATCTGGCAATACGCCGCTAGGGTACGCCTGTGCCAGTTTTGGGTAACGCGCTTTGTCAAATGTCTGCCCGACCATCAGGGCGTAACCACTCGGGATGGTGTTTGATGGCCAAGGGATCGGCATGCCGACCGGGCAGCTTTCCGCCTGTTTCAATGCTTTCGGCGTGGCGGCTTTGGTTTCATCATCACTGTCAGTGGCATTGCTTAACTGCACAAACCCTTTTGCCGTCAGGGTCGCATCCGGGTGGTTGCGCGATTCGGCATGTTGATTCAGTGCATCAGCCAAATATTCGCGCGTTGCCAACACGAGCGTCGGGTCAACTTTTAGCGTGATCGCCTCGGTGCTGCTGACAATCAGCACCATGCGTACTACTTGCACCCGGCCATTACCCTCTTGCAACTGGGGTTTATAGGTTTCGGCGCAGTTGGCTACTGCAATCAGCTCGCCCTGTTTGTCAAACAGGCCAATTTCGCGGATCCACCATCCGCCGACATTTTCCGGGATGATTTGCTCGGCAATAATCTGGTTGCTGTTTTTTTCATCGGTAATCAGGCTATTTAATGGCGCCCGACGCACTTCATTGACTAATTTAGTCTGTGCGGCATTCGGCGTCGGTAATTGGCCATTGCCATCACCGACCGCCATATGGGTAATTTCTAGCGGTTGTTCCCGTGCCGTTGCCTGGGCCAGCTTTTCCGCTCCGCGCTGGGTTAATAGGGTGTAATATTTTGGTGCCACTCTGCTCTCCGTGGAATTTAGCTATTGGGTTATGGCTGCCAACCAGTCTTATAATCGTATTCACTCACAGCTTGTAACTCGCGCAATGCCTCAACGGCAGCAATGTGCCGCTGGGCGTTCGCGAACAAGCGCATATCGTGAGCAATGGTTTCCGACTCAAACCGTGCAGCAATTTGGTTAGTTAATTCAATTAATCCATTATTTTTGCTCTGCCACATCAAGCCTGCTGGAATTTGCCCTGCCTGGCCCATTTTGCACAGTGTTGCTTGTTGAATACGACTAGCGGTATCACTATGAAAATGGTGCTCATCGATAATGATGTAATCAGCCGTTAGCTGGTCACGATATTTTTTTATTTCCTCTATTTTTTTCTGTTGCTCACTCTCTAGCGTGATCAAACTAACAATTTTCTCTCCATCCCATCCCCAATTACCGTCAATTGCTAATCCCTGTGGCACCTTATCCGCTTCAACTTCAAACACTGACATATTGATTGGCCATAAAGTAGAAACATCATGATGACATGCAACTATTTTTTGTTGATCGCCAACACAAATCTTTAGTGTTTCCGGAGAGAATTTTTCCTGTGCCTGATACCAATCAATGCCATTTTCATCTTGTAAATAGACCACGCCAGATATAGCGGTTTCTGGTTGGTAAAAAGTTAAATTAATTAATTGCATTATCATCTCCTTTAAATTGACACCACAGTATACCAGCTACCATTAATTAGTTTTTGCAGTGGACGACGGTAGATTGTCTCTATATGTTGGCCTCCATCCGAATTATGTACCCCTGTTATTACGTATCCAGCCGCATCAGAATATCCAGGCCCATACCACGTTGGCGAGCTCTCAACTGCACCTAACCGAATATCCTGTAAACCTCTAGAGTTGAGATAATTACTCAACCACCCGCCCCACAGCGTGCCGTAGATATTGCCATCAGGATGGAGTGATGCCCCTCCCGCAGCTAACGCTTTTGGTGCATAGAAGTTACCGTTTTTATGGAATACATAATCACCGCCACCATCAGCACCGTTATTTAACCTAACACCATCACCGCCTTTATCTTTATAGAGATACATCCGTACCGATTCATTGGCATTTTTAAAGATAATATGGCGGCGTGCATCAGACTTCAGCGTGATATCGCCACCAACACCGACATGGTGGCCAAACCACACATTGCCGGTCTTTATATCCGCAGCGAAAGGACGCAGGTTGTTCCAACTTCCGATTTGATCTTTCGCATTGGTAAATAACAGGTAATAGTTGCTGCCGTCGTTACGCCAAAAAGCACCATAATCACCGGCAGCGATACGCCAATTATTTACTGTGTAAGAAACCAACTCACCGTCGACACGATCACCGCTCTGGTTTAGGTAATACTTGTCCAGTTCCAGGTTGGCGCGTGCTGCTGCTTTATCTGACAAATCGCCAAGGTTCTGTGCCTGTTTGAGGCTGCTGTCAGCCACGGTTTTTAGCGCTTTCGGCGTAGCTGCTTTGGTTTCATCATTGCTATCAATGGCATTGCTGAGCTGCACAAACCCTTTGGCGGTTAGCGTGGCATCCGGGTGGTTACGAGACTGTTCATGCGTGCTGAGCGCGTTATCCAGCGATTCACGGTTGGCCAATACCGTTGTCGGGTCAGTTTTTAGCGTGATCGCTTCAGTGCTGCTGACAATCAGCACCATGCGTACCACTTGCACCCGACCAGTGCCCTCTTGCAACTGGGGTTTATAGGTTTCGGCGCAGTTGGCTACCGCAATCAGTTCGCCCTGTTTGTCAAACAGGCCAATTTCGCGCATCCACCATCCACCGACATTTTCCGGGATGATTTGCTCGGCAATAATCTGGTTGCTGTTTTTTTCATCGGTGATCAGGCTATTTAATGGCGCCCGACGCACTTCATTGATTAATTTAGTCTGTGCAGCATTCGGCGTCGGTAATTGGCCGTTGCCATCACCAACTGCCATATGGGTAATTTCCAGCGGTTGTTCCTGTGCCGTTGCCTGAGCCAGCTTTTCCGCTCCGCGTAATGTGAGTAGGGTGTAATATTTGGTCGCCATCTGGCACTCTCCTGTTTTAAGCGGCTCGCACGATGTAGCTAAAGGCAATATTGCGTGGGCGGGTCGATATCCAACTCACTGAGTTCTTGTAAAAATAACAATGTGATGTTCCCATGACGGCATTGTCTAACCGATATGGTTCTAACTTAGCGACAAGTGAGCCAAAGCTATCAGCCGCTCCCGCAGGAGTAATCAATGTACGGCTATCAGCATCACTGGACCATATTCCTACCGGTACGGACTGATCATGCGAATCCCCCCCGCCAGCATCAGCCGTTGCCATGCGGATCTGTGTTGGTTGCTGTAGGCTCAACAGGCTCCTATCTTTATCCACTCCGCGTGCATCATCCCAACCACGGATAAATTCACCACGCAGATCCGGCAGTTTGCCGCTCGGGTAGGCGGCGGCCAGTAGCGGGTATTTGACTTTGTCGAAGCTGGCGCCGTTGCATTTAAACCAGCCAGCCGGTGGGGTGGCTTGTGGCCAAGGTATCGGAGCACCTACCGGCAGTAGGTTGGCGCTGATACCCAAATTTTCCACTGCGGCCGCTTTGTCTGGCAGATCCGCGAGGTTTTTCGCCAGTTTGAGGGTGCTATCCGCGACTGTTTTTACCGCTTTCGGCGTGGCGGCTAACGTTTCACTGTTGCTGTCAACCGCGCTGCTCAGTTGCACAAATCCTTTGGCATTCAGTGTGCCATCCGGGTGATTGCGCGATTGCGCATGGGTGTGGATTGCCAGGTCAACAAACTGGCGCGTTGCCAGTACCACGGACGGATCAATCAGCAGTGTCACTGCTTCGCTGTTGCTGATCGCCAGTATCATGCGTACCGATTGCACCCGTGCGCTGCCCTCTTGCAGTTGCGGTTTATAGGTTTCACCACAGTTGGCGACCGCAATCAGTACTCCTTGGTCGTCAAACAGGCCAATTTCACGCAGCCACCATCCACCGATGTTTTCTGGGATCACCAGTTCGGCAATCAGTTGGTTGGCGTTGTTGGGGTCAATGCTCAGGTTATTGAGCGGAGCGCGATAAACTTCATGCACCAGGGCGCGTTGCGCTGGGTTTGGTTGCACGGCACTGCCGTTGCCATCACCAACTGCCATGGTGCTGATGGCGATTTGTTCACCCAGGGCGGTGGCGTTAGCCAGTTTGGCTTCACCCAAGCTGGTCAGTAGAGCGTAAAATTGCGTTTGCACGTGCTGATCTCCAAATGGTTAAACTGTCGGTACGGTCGGCCAGTTGATCTCTGGGGCGTTCGCGAGCGATAGCCCCTGTAGTGCTTTGATGTAACCTAGCCAGGCGATCAGTCTGGTTTTGTCTTCTTCGCTGATGATGTTGAGCTGCATTTCGCTTTGCCATAGGCTGATGGTGGCGCGTGCCGTGGCCAGTAGCTCACTCTGCTGCTGTTTGGCAGCGGCCAGTTGTGCCGCGTGCTGCTGCTCCAGTGAGGTGACCCATTGGCCATCTTGCCACTGGTCAAAGGGGGTGGCCGGTGCCAGTAAGGTGGTGTCTGGCGGGTAGTCGCCCAAGGCAGTGATGGTCAGCGCTTCGCCGTTGGCGGTGTGGTAGACCGTTTCGCCACGGTGGTCGGCAACGCTCTGCCAGCCGCTGTTGTCAGCCGTGCGCACTATCGCTTGCCCGGCTTCAGGCTGGGGGGGGGCATCCAGGTAGCTGTATGCCGGTAAGCCCACTCCCTGTTCCAGGTACTCTTCTGAAGGCGCTAGGTATTCACGCTGTTGCGGTTCGATGTTGTAGACCGTCAGCCAACCAGCAACCGTTGCCAAGCCGTTGTTATCCAGTTGTGTACGTGGTTGATTCATTAGGCTGCTCTCACGATGTAGTTAAAGGCGATATTGCGTGGGCGGGTTTCATTGCCGCCGCTGTTATTGGTAAAATATCGATTATCGCGATAGATGGAGTTACCGTTCTCGCCTTGCCAAGCATTATCTGAACTGACAATCCGATCCCCACTTTTGTCATTGATTATAAAAGCATTAATATTAATCACGTCGGCTGTAGAGACGGTGTGATGGTGTTCTTTGAAAGCATCTCCTTGCCAACTCAACAGTCCCCGACCTTTATCCACTCCGCGTGCATCATCCCAGCCGCGAATAAATTCACCACGCAGATCCGGCAGTTTGCCACTGGGGTAGGCGGCGGCCAGTAGTGGGTATTTGGCTTTGTCGAAGCTGGCGCCGTTGCATTTGAACCAGCCGGCCGGTGGGGTGGCTTGTGGCCACGGTAGCGGTAAGCCGACCGGGATGTACTGGTTGATGTCGGCAGTGCGCAGGTAGGGCTGTAGCCGTTCATCCACGTAGCTGCGCGGGGCCAATACTACCGCCGGGTCAATTTTCAGTGTCACGGCTTCGGTGCTGCTGACCACCAGTAACATGCGGATGATTTGGCTGCGTCCGCTGCCATCTTCCAGTTTAGGTTTGTAGGTTTCGGCACAGTTGGCGACGGCAATCAGTGCGCCCTGTTTGTCAAATAGGCCAATTTCACGGATCCACCATCCGCCAATGTTTTCTGGGATCACCAGTTCGGCAATCAGTTGGTTGGCGTTGTTGCTATCCACCGTCAGGCGGTTCAACTCTGCGCGGTAAACTTGGCGCACCAGGGCGGTTTGTGCCGCGTTGGGTGTGGGTAAGCTGCCTTCGCCGTCACCGAGCGCCATTTGGCTCAGTTCCAGGGTTTGGCCGTTAGCGCTGGCTTTGGCCAGTTTTTCCGTGCCCACGCGGGTGAGCACTCCTCGATATTTAGTCACCAATTGCGACCTCCAGGGTATCTATGAAATGGATGGCTGCCGCGTGGTAATCCGCGCTTGCGACAGCGACAGTGTTCGGGGTGTAGCGGCTGGCCACTTCCAGCGTGTCAATCAGGTGTAGTGCAGCTCCGGCATAGCCGTTACCGTCTACCGCGATCGCTTCAGCAAAATAGGGGTAGGTGGTGAGTGTGTCGCCGCAATAGCAGGCACCGCCGCTGTAGAAGTGGCCGCTGGTTTGTAGCTGTAGCGAGAGTCTTAACAGGTGGCGGCTGCACGGTTTTACGCTGTCAATCAGCCGTTCCAGCTCTAGGTAGCTCTCTTCATTAATACCTTGCTCTTGTACGCCAATTTCCAGCGTGAAGGTGCCGGGGGCGCTGTCGATTTGCCACCATTCGTTGATGCGCAGGAAGAAGCCGAACGGCTCTACCACGCGACGCAGTGCGCCGGTGGTGCCTTTGTAGCGGTGCAGGTAAAATGCATCGGCGATCGCTTGGCGTTTGGTGGCTTCTGGCCACTTTTCATCCCAGCGGTCAACCGAGAATGCCCAGGCTAAGTAGGGCAGCAGTTCCACACGGCAGCTCAACGGGCTCCATAGCTGGCGCAGTGGCACCGGTACTTCGCCCAATGATGCCGCCACCCGTGCTGCAACGCGCTCAAGCTGTGTGGCGTTGGGTGGCAACAGTTCGCTATGCATCGTATCCCCCTACCTCAATCTGGTAGTTGGTGCAGTAGGAGGCTTGTTGGAGATTAAGAACGATGTCGGCCTGTGGTTGGCGTAACTCTACCCGCTGTACCCCTTCAACATGCAGTGCGGCGTAGATCGCCGATAGGCGAATGTCGCGCCCGAGGCGGTTTTGTGCCGCAATGTATGCCTGTAATTTCTGTTCCGACGCTTGGCGCACCGGTTCTGCTTCTGGACCTGGGTAGATGTAAAGGGTGGCATCAATCTGGTAGGGGATGATTTCCGCCGATTGTACTGTGACGCGGTCAGCCACTGGGCGTACCTGTTCGTCGTTTAGTGCCGCTGCGACCACCGCCAGCAGGTCTTCGTCGGCGCTGCCGTCGCCATCACGCGCCAGTACCGAGATGGTGACGCTGGCCGGTGATGGGCTGACCGCCGAGATGTCGGCAACGCGCCCGTCGGCGCTGCGTCCCCAGAATTCATAGGCCGCTGTAGGCCCGGCGACGCTTAGCCCTTCAAAGGCCTGTTGGGTGCGGGTGCGTAGGTCGGCGTCCGATTCCAGTTCTGCCGGTGTCGGCGGAATGGTGCGGTCGTTCGCTTCTTTGATGATCAGGCGTTCGATGTTGAAGTTGGCAGCCAGGTTGTCGAGATCACTGTCGCCTGCGTAGGCAAGCATCACCGCGCGTGCCGCTTCGTTCACCCGTTGGCGCAGTAGCAGTTCACGGTAGCAGTTCTCTTCCAGTAGCATGGTGAGCGGTTCAGACTCCAGTTCCAGAGTGCGGGCAATCTCTTGCCGTTCACTCTCTGGGTAGAGGGCGATCAGGCCAGCTTTACGCTCTGCCAGTAGTCTTTCAAATTCCAGGGGTTCAACCACTACCGGTGGTGGCAATTGTGATAAATCTATCGTTCCGCTCATTCCTGACCTCTTAAAGTGATATCGGCGTTAAATGGCTGTTGAGTGTCAATGCGTTTGCCTTGAATGGTGGCAATCAGTTGGCCTGCTGTGGGTGAATCTAGGGTGATGTGGCTGAGCAGTAGCCGTGGTTCCCACAGGTAGAGCGCGTTGTAAATCGCCGACATGATGCGTAAGCGTGTTACGCTGCTTTCCAGCGGTTGGTCAATCAGCTCAAATAGCTGTGAGCCATAGTTGCGGCGCATGACGCGCGAGCCAATCGGCGTTAGCAGGATGTTGCGGATTGACTGTGCGATGTGGTGTTCGTCGGTGATGCTCTTTCCGGTGTTGTCGTGCATTCCCCGGTAGCGTGCGTTGCTCATCTCGGGCCTCCTGTGGATTGGTCGCCAGTTCTGACGCCACTGTGGATGTGGTTGTCGATCTGGACGCCGTTCGATCTGAAGCTGCCGCCACGGTGTTCGATGTTGCCACTCATGCTGCCGCCTTGTTGGACTTGCAGCGAGGCGGTGGTCAGGTTGTTGGTGCAGGTGACTTGTGGTGTGTCTAGCGTGATGCTTTGGCTGGCTTTCACTGTCACTTGTGGGCTTTCAACCAGTACGCTGTCGCTGGCTTTGACAATCACTTGCGGTACGATGGCGGTGATTGACTCGCTGGCGGTGATCTGCGCAGTTTTGATGCCGCTTACCGTCAAGCTGCTGCTGGCCGGATCGTATTCAATGCGCGCCCCATCCGGATGGAGGATGACGCTGCTGGTGCTTTTGCTGTCCGGCGGTAGTGCGTTGTAGCTGTAAAGGCTGCCGCCAATAAAGGCCGTTTCCATTTCGCCACACAGGCAAGCAATCCACACTTGTTCACCGACGGTCGGCGCCCACCAGGTGACCGCTGCACCCGCACGCGGTACCGACCAGCGGATCCAGTCAGTCTGGTTACCGCCGCACGCTACGCGGGCAAGGTAGCGCCCGTGGTCGACTTCCAGCACGGTGCCAATGCGAAATAGGTTGCAGATAAGACGATAAAGTTCGTTTAAATTCATAATGCTGACTGTTTTCCGAGGTGCTGATTACCCTGTTCGGTTTGAGGTTCCGCGCATTAGGGAGAAGGCGCTTTTCAGCTCGTGAATAATGCTGTGAGTATCAGCAGTCAGCCATCGGCATACAATGAAGCGGTATTGTGTGCTGTGGCTGACAATCGGTTGTCACCGCCAAGCGGCAGTTAGCCTGTGTGCGGATATGTTGCTGAAGGCGTGTGTGAACCGCAGCCAGCTCAGCAGCTGACCGGCGGTCAACGCGGTTGGTTAACCGCTTAGGGGTAGTCGATTGGGATCAGTTTGCCATCTTCTCGGCGCCAGGCTTCACCGGTGAATTTGTCGACAAATACCAGTGACCAGATGCCCAGTTGCTCTTGCTCGCGCGCTTTGACGTGGTGGGTGATGAGCAATTGTTCGTCTTGGCGTACCACGCTGACCAGTTCATCAACCGGAAAGCTGATTTTTAGGTTGCTTAGGTTGTTGTCCAGCGTTTCACAGCTAAAACGTAGCCCGTTGCGTTGCTGCTCTGGGTTCAGTAGTAATTCCGGTTGATGCAGGCTCGCCCAGGCCAGGATCGGCACGCTGAGGCTATCAAGATGCAGTGGGCAAGCGCGCACTTCCACTTCGATGTTGTAGTGGTAGCGGAAGGTGACCGGCTCAAAACCGGTGTTGACAATTTCGCCCTGCTGAAAGCTGACGCTAAGCTGCTCGGGATGTTGACGCAGCCACGGCGCATATTCAATCAGGCTTTGACGCAGTAGTTCAGGTTTTAACACTATTTTATCTCCGCAGACTGGATGGTGTTGTAGGCGGCCTGGCAAGCTAATCCTCTCGCTCGAGCTTCATCAGCTGCTCTTGCCATTTCGCCCGCTCGCTGGTCAGCGCTTCTAAACAGCTCGGCAAGCAGTTCGCTGCCGCTGGTTTTTGTTTGGCCTGCTCCGGCAGTTCCGGCAGCGCAGGCGCGTTCACGCTCGGCCAGTTTCCTGGCGAGTCTGTCGGCGTGCTGGTGCAGCCCACGAGAAGCAGCGTGAGCGCGATCAGCATCTTGTTGTACCGCACTAATCTGTTGGTTGGCCTGTTGTCTAATTTCATCGATCTCACCTTGTCGCCGCTGTTCTTCGATTCGTGCCTCAAGCAGCCGTTGACTGTGTGCCTTGGCGTCGGCTTCGTCACGCTCGGCCCACTTCAGTTTCCAGGCCGCTTCGGTGCGTTTTGCCCCCATTAATGAGCCACTGGTAAACACCACGCCCAACAGGATGATGACAGCAAAATTGAGCCAGTAACGTTGTAGCAGCGCGAGTATCATGTTGGGTAGTTCCGGTGGGATAGTTGGAAGTGCGGGCCGTCTTTCAGCGTTTGCCAATCGCCGCCCCACTCAAGCGATATTCCCAGTTCGCTGGCTGCCTGTTTGAAGGCGTTGGCGATCTGCTGATAGCAGCGCCACTCCCAGCTCACGTTGTTGCCGAGATAAGCCACCACATCCAGCGCGTGGCCGGTCAAGTGGCGGCTGTTTAATGTCTGGCTTTTGCCTGTCGCCACCAGTTGCTGCTGGCGCTCGAGGCTGCGCACCCCTTCGGTGATGGCAAAATCGATTGGCGACAGTTGCAGTGCCAGCCTGGCAACGCGCACTAAGTCGCGATGAACGCCGCGTAGGTTGGTTTCACTGCGTGTGCTAAAGACAAAATTACTGCTCATCTTTTCCGCTCCTGGTGCGGCTTTCAATCAGGTTGGTGACTTTATCGCGTACTTTTTCCGCCCCCATAAAGCCGATCGAGGCGCCAATGAAAATCACTGAATCGGGTGGAAAATCAAAAAACTCCAAAGAACCGGCGACGGCCAGGGTTAAGATGCCGCAAGCCAGCGAACCGGTTGCCGTTTTCAGTAGCGATTTACCATCGTAGAGGCTCATTAGCGCGGAAATACTGAAAGCCGCACCAGCGGCAAAAAACATCGAATGGTGAACGCTAAACCATTTCATCAGTTGTGCCAGGAATCCTGGTGGTGTTTCGTGCATACTGTTTCTCTTACAACCTATCTCTGTAGGCGTTGTGTTGTTGATGGGGCTTCTGGACAGACCAGCACGAAATCGCTTGCGTTGTGCCATGTTGCGCACGTTTTCTGTGCCTCTCAGTGCCCAAATGGCAACTAAAATAGCCTTGCTGAGATCGGTGATTAATCCCATAGCTGCACGGTTTCCCGTTTGGTTGGTGATTGAATTTCTGGCATGTAAACCCGTTGCCCCGCCTGCAATAGCGGGTTATCGCTGATGCCTTTGTTGGCATTCAGTACCACTTCCGTGACGCCAACAGTGCGGCCGTAATAGCGCCAACAGAGCAGTTCGACCGTGTCGTTTTGTTGTGCTCTCACCTGCATGATTTCCCCACTTAGTTTCTGCTGTTATCTCAATGTCCATTGATTGCCGTTCTGGCAATACAGAAAAATCGTGTCATCGATATCACGGCAATACATTGAAGTTATTAAATCGGTTGTACTCTAAACAGTTCGGATTGCAGTGGCTCTGCAACGGGCGAGGCTCTGAATAGCGCCAAGTCACTGGATGCAGCCAACACCCATACAACGTGAAATGTGATGAATACAGATACCCAAACTACTTGATGTTGCAGCAGTTGGCAGAGGTCACTCCCCACAGGTTTCATCGGATCAGTGTTTGGGATGCGTTCGTAGCCAACCCCTAACAACCTCAAGTAGCCAGGGTATCGGGCATCATGATTGCGTTTAGCCGGAAAAGGTGCAAAGCGTTCACTGTGTTGGTGTTATGGGACACACGTTTCAGTGGCGCTTTGCCGCGTGACCTGTTCGGCTGCCGCCAAGTCTGGCGCTCGTGGTTGCCGTTGCCGGTGTGAAGGTGCGCAAAAGTCGTTCTTTTCCCTCTCAGCCATCGCACCGTCGTGGTTTGGCCACGTACAGTTATTGACAGAACTCCAAGCAGCGGCTGCGCCGCCTGGAAGGTCAACAGCAACCCCAACTGCCTGACGTTTCGGTACAATTTTGTATTGGGTGGTGCGGGTGAAAATCAGTGAATCACTGCCCAGTTCCGGGCAGTAGACGCCCGTGATGCGCGCAACATCGTCACCATAGTCGTTACCGTTCGGTGTTATTTGGTAGTTGAGCCGTACGCGCAAATCTTTGCGCGCGACCAGTGGCCCACCCTGTGCGCTGACGTAGTGATCCCACGCGCCTTGGTTGGCTGCCTGGCGTGCCGGTTCCAGTTCTGGGTGCAACACCAGTTCACGATCGCCCAAACGACGCAGTTCGCGATAGACGGTGACCGGCGCGCCGCCAATTTGCTGAAACTGGCGGATCGCCCAGCGCGATGCCCAGGCACTGACGCGCTTCGACATCTGTTGTAAATCCTCGCCGGTTTCGTCGTCTTTTTCGCCTTCTAACGCGTAACCATCGATATTTTTTGAGATGTACTTCGCAATATAGCCAGTGGCACTGCCCTGTTTGCTGTCGATCGCCACCACTTGGCAACGGTTTTGCTGTGCGCCCGCTTCGTCACCATCCACCTCTAGCGCATAGCGACGGAATATTTCGCGTGCTGGTTCGATCTGCTCGCGCGCCATAAATAGCAATAAGTGCCAGTGTGGCGTGGCGTCGTGGTGCGGTTCGACCACGCGAAAACCAAACACCCGGATACCGGCACGTTTCCATGAAGCGCGAATTTTGGCCCAGACCGCGCAGAGGTATTGTTGCGTTTCACGCGGTGAAGCACCGTTGTATTTGTTGTTGCGGCGGCCATTATGCTGCATGGCGTGATAGCGCGAAGGGGCGGTTAAGGTGTAAAAATCCCCCGCCAAGCCCTGCTGTTGTGCCAATGCTTCAAAGCCGCGCATCCGCGTCATCAGTTCACGGCGGCGATTGGCCGGGTTGGCCACGCTGCCGCTCACTTTGTCGATCAGCGAGAGCCGTTCACCGGTTTGCTGGTCTTCCAGATCCATCGCCTTCAAATACGCTAGGTTGGCTCTTTTCTGTGCCAACCACTCCTGCAAACAGGGGGCGCTGCTGTAAGGATCGGCTTTTTTCTGCACATAACCGGTGGCAATCATCAGGTGTTCGCGCCAACGGGCATGGGTGCGCCGCAGGCGGTTCAGCCACCACTTGGCTGACTGCAAACGGCTGACTGCACGCAGCGCTTCATCTGCGTTCAGTTTCTGCTGGCAGTATGCCTGCCAGCCGGGGATCGCCATGTTGAGATGCTGTGCTAATGACGCGATACGGCCATAGCCCGACAGGGTGGCAAATTGCGCGCCATTGTGTGGCAATTGATGGTCAAACTCGCGCATAAATTCGCCAGTCAGCAAATCAGCCAAGGTGTAGGCCAGCCGTTTTAGCTCGCGTTTCCCCGCCCACAACAGGCGTTGGAGTTGATCGCGGATCGGCAGCAGTGCGGGCGGGGTGATGCCGGTTGGCAGGTAGTGCTGATTGATGGCGTCAATACGGCTCAGGACATAACGCTCGAAGCTGTTAACCAGCCAACGCTCCGCCGCTTGCTGGCTGTGTGCCTGGCGCTGCTCGAGTTGGCGAGCATAATAACGGCGGATGGCATGGGGCAGCGCGGCTAACCGGCGGCGTAGTCGTTGTGTGTGTGCGAACGGCTCTGGCTGTTGCAGTAATTCAGCAAGCTGGATCCGTTTACGGCGACCCTCTGGGGTGAGGTAACTAAAACCGCGTGCTGGCTGGTTCAGCGCACGCCCGATCGCCGGACGCGGTAGGTTCCAATGATAGCGATATTGGCCAGGTTGGCGGGTTGCGCCCTGCTGTGGGCGCGCTGTCGAGGTTTCGCTGCTCATCTGGCCGCCGACTTATAACATCGGTTCTTTGTCGGCGGTCAGGCGCTGCCAGAGTTCAGAGACGTAACTGGCTTGATGCACGGCATCATCCAATGCGTTATGACGCGTACCGCTAAAGGGGCGTTGCTGTTTCGGATCGCACCCCAACACGCGGCCCATCTCAACCAGTGTGCGCACATCCAGATCTCGCCACCAATGCCATGGCGCACTGATCCCGGCACGCGCGTAGGCAGCACGCAGCAACACGCAATCAAACGAAGCCCCATTACCCCAAACGCGCAGATGCTGCTGCCCTTTTGGTTGCTGGTGATCGGCAATAAACTGGTTTAACGCCGTCAATGCTGTGCTGATTGGCATCGCTTGCTGCTGCAACAGCGCAGCCCGTGCCTCGCCGCTCTGCTTCAGCCACCACTTGATGGTATCAGCATCCGGTAACGCCCCCAGTTGCATATCGCTGGCGAAATCGATACTGGTATAAAAACGCCCACCGGTGCAGCCGCTGGAAGGCTCAAAAAATACCGCGCCGATTGCTGCTAACGGTGCGTTGCTGCTGGTGCCTAACGTTTCCAGATCAATCATTAAGTGATTCATCACAGTGACACCCCATACGGCGAGTACGGCACTCGGCGCTGTAGCGCATCCAGGCAGTGCTGGCGCAACTCATGGACGAAATTAAGCGTAATGTTGCCATCGGCTGCCAAGGTGAATTCACCATCACGACGAGTTTTGATCGTCAGCCCCTCGGCCTCTATTGCCGGTAATACCACATGCAAAATAAAGCAATATTGTTCGTAATGAGTCATGGCCATTTACCTATTTACAGGGTGTGTTAATCCGCCACCTGAAATAATCAGGCAGGAAAATAAAAATGACTTTCAGCGGGAGTTTATTTGGAAACTTTATTTAAAAACTTTTTTAAAAATCCAGTCAGCACCGACAATCCTGTTTGGCGTTCTATTTTATCAGGCTTATCTATTTTAGTGCCGGCAGTAATAATGCTGTGCGCTAAATTGGGCTTCGCGATCCGGCCTTGTGGCAGGGCGGGATTCCACTTTGCATATAATTTAACCAAACATCAATTCGCTACGAAAATCAGCAGACCAGGCGGCCCGTCTACGCTTTGAGGCGATACTGTCTTTCAGTCCGGTATGTTGTTTGATAAC